AGAAGCAAAAGTAAAATTATCATTAAAAGGCTAATTAAATGACTGAAATAATTGTTAATAAAAAACCCAAAAGACAAGAACAAAATGAAAGTAAAATTGCTGATTATTGGTGGTTGAATAGTTGTAAAGAAAATGATTTAGCATTATCTATATTTGAAACAACAAATTCAATAATTAGATTTAATGCTAGTTATTATTCAGATGCATTTACAGCATCAAGAATGTATTCCAATCAAGATTATGATAGTTTTATGCCATCTGCATATACATTATTTAGTCCTTATTTTAATATGGAATATAATGAATCGTTAAGTTCAAAGAATCTTACATTTAATTTAATTTCATCTGTAATAGATACATTAGTGGCTAAAATAGCAAAATCTAATCCATCAGTAAGATTTGTAACTAATGATGGAGATTGGGGATTGCAGAAAAAAGCAAAACAATTATCAAAAATAATGGATGGAACCTTTGTAAGTTCTAAATTTAATGAAATTTCTAAATTATTATTAAGAGATGCATGTATTTATGGTACAGGATGTGCAAAAATATATACAAATGATGATGATGAGATGGTTGTAGATAGAATTATTTATCCATTGGAGATAATTATGGATAAAAATAACTCAAGATATTCAGATCCTAAGGAATTATATTATAAAAAACTATATTCTAAACCAGTTTTAATGAATATGTTTCCTGAATTAGCAGATAAAATAGCTGATGTATCAACAATTACCACAAAATCAAATGTGCAAGATCAAGTTGTTGTAATAGAAGCATATCATTTACCATTATCTAAGAAATCAAAAGGTAGAAGGGTTATTTGTGTAGAAGGTTTAACATTATTAGATGAAGAATGGAATAAAAAACACTTTCCATTTGTATTTATTAAATATAAAGATCAAATAATGGATTTTGCTGGCAGTTCATTAGTTGGAGAGATTATATCATTACAAGTTGCATTAACTAAAACCTATAAAATGATTGATTATGGTCAAGAAGTAAATTCAATTCCTAGGGTATATGTAGAAGAAGGTAGTTTAGCATCTAAATCAGCCTTTTACAATGTAGGTGTAGTAGAATATAAAAAATCTGCAAGTAAACCAGAAATTGTAGCAGCACCAGCAGCTAATGGAGATATTTATAATTATCAAAATACATTAGAAAGAAAAGGATACGATCAAACTGGTATTAGTCAATTATCAGCAAGTTCACGAAAACCAGAAGGATTAGATTCTGGAGTGGCAATTAGAGAATCACAAGATATAGAAACAGAAAGATTTTCAATTGTAGCTAAGAATTTTCAACAATTATTTATTGATGCATCTAAATTATTTATAGATTGTTATCGTGATGTATATAAAGACAATCCAACACTTAAATTAAAACAAGTGGGTGGAACTACAAATAAATATATTAAAACAATTGATTGGAAAGACTGTGATTTATCAGAAGATGAATATATGATAGATGCATTTCCAGTAAGTCAATTACCAAAATCTCCGGAAGGTAGATTAAATTATATTAAAGATTTAATTGATTTAGGTATATTAAAAAACCAAGCACAAATAACTAAATTATTAGATATGCCTGATTTAGAAGAATATTCTTCATTGCAAAACTCATCAATTGATTTAGCATTTAAACATATAGATTTAGTTATTCAGGAAAAAAATTCTGAAGTGGCACCAAATAAATATATGGATTTAAATTTAACATTATCATTATTTCAAGCAGAGTATTTAAAATTACAAAATAATGATGCAGATAATACAATTTTAGCTTTAATGGAAGATTATATGGAACAAATAGTATTATTATTAGATGAAGCAAATGCTAAAACAGCAGCTCCAGCTCCCCAACCTATGCCACAAGCTCCAATGCCTGTAGCATAATAGAAATAATTAAAAAGGAATAGTAAAAAAATGTCTGAAACAGAAATAGTAGTAAATAGTGATAATAGTAGTGGTAATGAAGTAAGTGAAACAAATGAAACAAATAATAATACAGTACAACAACCTGTAGAAAATAAACCAGATCCTAAGCAAGAAAGATTAGCATCAAGATTTGCAGAAATAAATAAAAGAAATTCAGAATTAACTCGTAAAACAAGAGAATTACGTGAAAATGAAAGTAAAGTATCTAAACAATTAGAAGATATAAAAAGATATAATGAAGAAATGGAAATGTTAAAACAAAATCCATTTGCATTTGCATTAAATAAATCTGGAATGGACTTTGATACAGCAACCAAGTTCTTTTTAGATAATCCACAATTAATAAAACAAAAATCAAAAGAAGAATTATTAGAAGAAAAGATTTTAGCATTTGAAAATAAATTTAAAGAAAAAGAAATTGCAGAATTAGAAGCAGAAAAAGCAAAAGTAGAATCAGAAGTAAATACAAAATTATCTGGATATTTAACTGATTTAACAAAATATGTGGCACAAGAATTAGTTACACCACAACATGAATATATTAATGCTTACGGAACAGATGCAGCTAATTTATTTCAAAAAGTAACAAAACAATATATAGAAGAAACTGGTGATGAACCATCAGATGGTGAATTGAAACGTATCGTAGAATCAATTGAGTATCATTTATCTGAAAAAGTAAGTAAACATGCTAGTTTTTATGAAAGAAAATTTGGTTATAAAAAACCAGAATCTATTCAATCAAGTAATAATAGTAATGGTGGACCAGAATCACAAAAATCATATAAAGAACTATTAGATGAAGTAAGAAGTGAAACTCAATCAAATCGAGCACCAAGAAAACATTTATCTAATTCTGATGCATCAGTATCTACAGTAGTTTCAAATAATAAACCAAAAGATTTTAATTCTGCTTATGAAGATCGTGTAGCAAAAATGGAAGAATGGTTTAAATCACAAAAAAAATAATTTTATATATGTATAATAATATATAAAAAATATATAGTAAATAATTTGACGAACAGTTTGTGTCCTTTATTAATAGTTAAAAATTCATCATATAGTAAAAGATGGGTAAAAGTAAGAAGTAAGTGAAATTAAGTAAAAGAGAGTTTTTAACAATAATTAAGGATACGAACAAATGGCAATTAACAGTACAAGCTTGAATGCAGCTTTAAAACAAACATATCAGTTAGATTCAATGGTTGATTTATTCTTCGGAAAATCAGCATTTTACAATAAACTAAAACGTGATAAATCCGGTGGTGGTGAAGATAATATCGTAGTTCCAGTGGATTTTGGTCCAGCTGGTGCATCATCTTATGGTTTTGCTACAGCAAAAAACAATGCTGGTGTAGTCGAAAATAAAACTCAGAAATTTCAATTAAATTATCTAGAGTACAATCATATTATCAACGTAACTTCAAATATTTTACGTAGAGCAGAATCAAAAGGTCCAAAAGCTTTCGTTTCAGCATTAGACAAAACATTACGAGATTTAATGTATCGTGAACGTCGTTGGATGTCAGTTGCATTATTCCGTGATGGTTGGGGTACTAAGGGTAAAATTGCAGCTGGTACATCTGTAACAGGTACAACTTTAACACTAGATAATATTCAAGATGCTAAAAACTTTGAAATTGGTGATTATTTAGATGTTGCAACTACCAAAGGTGATGCAAATAAAACTCGTGGTAGCTCAGGTAATGGCTTAATTGTTACTCGTGTAAATACTCAAACTGGTGTATTAACATTTGGTTTTGATGTAGATGATGCAACTAATGGTATTCCAACTATTGCAGCTGGTGATTGGTTATATAATCAAGGTGATGCTGTATTAAATACACGTACTGCTCCAGAAGGATTAGGTTCATGGTTAACTAATGATCCTACTGCATTATCCACATCATTCTATGGTGTTGTTCGTGATCAATATCCAGAACGTTTAGCTGGTCTATTCGTAAATGGTGGTGGTACTTCATTAATTGAATCATTTAACAATGCTTCAGCCACAGCAAATACATTCTCTGCTAACTTAGATGTTGCATTAGTTTCAAATAACACCTTTGCACAGTTAGCAAATAGTTTGGAAGGTAAACGTATGGAGCTAAATCAACATGGAAAGGGTGAATTTGGTTACCGTACAATGGTAGTACATACAGCAGCTGGTCCAATTGAAATTTTACCAGAGTTGTGTTGCCCAGATGATAAAGTTTATATGTTAGATTCATCTACTTGGAAAATGGTTACCATTGGTGATGAAATGTTCCAAATTGGTGATGAAAATGGTGGAGATGGTTTACGTTTCCGTTTGTTAGAGGATGCAAATACCTATCAATTACGTCATGCATTCTTAGGTAACGTTATTTGTGATGCTCCCGGTAAAAACGTTGTAATTACTCTATAATTTTAATTTCTGGAAATTTAAATAGAAAGGAATTAATATTATGGTAGTACAAAAAGTAGGACAAGTTTTAAAGGCTCAAACATTACGAGATTTGGGTGGAGTTATTGAAGGTGTGTTAGCATTTTCGGATGTTGAGGCAGATGGATATGTAGACACTGATCGATCTGTATTGGATTGCTTTACAGCAGAACGTACAGCCACTGGTGTTTATACATTAACATTTACAAAGAAATTTCCAAGGATATTAACAGTGGTAGCAACACCATTATTACCAGATGCAGAAGCTACAAAAGTAGATGTTGTTAGTTTTGATACTGAGACGATAGTATTACGTTGGGCAGATACAGCAACAGCAGGTGCAGCTAAAAATCCAGGTAGTCCATCTACTCAAGCAATACAATTTATGGTATATTTCCAGAATTCTAGTGTTGGTTCAGAAACTACAAATGGTGGTGGTAGCTAATGAAACCTAAAATGCCTGACCTAGTCATAGCAATTGGTAAAGATAAAAAAAAATCACCACCTTCTTTATCATCTCCAGAAATGGAAATGGATGATAATGAAGAAGAAGAAAGTGAATATGGTGGTGAAGATAGTGAAGAAGAAGAAATGGATGATGAAGAAGGATTAGATGTTGCAGTAGAGGAAATTTTATCTGCAGTAGAATCAAAAGATCCAGAAGCTTTGAAAGAAGCATTAAAAGCATTTATTTATCAATGTCACTAAACTAAAAAAAACATTTTTGCCTCTTAAATATTATTAAAACTTTTCTTGATATCATAATAATATTTAAGAGGCAATTTTTTATAAGGAATATATGACAACTTTAAATGATCTGGTATCTATTGTTAGACAAAGATTAAATATACAAAATGCAAAACATATATCTGATAATGATATTAGATTAGAATTAAACAGATCATTAAAAGAGTTATATGAATTATTATTAAAAACTGGTGAAATTTATAATTTAAAAGAATATGAATTTGATGTTACAGCTAATTCAACAATTGGATTTCCTTTACCAGAGGATTTTTATAGATTATTAAGAGTAGATAGATTTATTGATAAACCTTCTAATACTTTTAATCCAATGTCTAGAATTAATTTAAGAGATGAAAGTATTTATACTAGTTCATATTATAATTATACAAGTGTTTATTATTCAGATGCTTTAAATTATTCTTATGCAGTAGTGTCAATGGCAGATGGTTATACATATGTAAGATTATATCCTTCATTAAATCAAATTGCAAGTTATAGAGTATTATATTTTCCAGTTTATGAAAATTTAAATGGTGAAGATGTAGTTAAAATTGGTGCTACAGGTCAAGATTGGAATGAATATCCAGTATTAGATGCATGCATTAAATTTGCAATTTCAGAAGAAACAGATCAAACACCATTCGTATATCAGAAAAAAGATATAATTGAACGTATTACCAGTTCAGCAACAGCAATTGATCAACAAATGCCTGAGCCACCACCAATATTATCTAGAGGTTGGTATAATAATAGGTTATTTTAATGTTTAAGTTCAGCAAAATTGATTCAAAAGATGAAATATTATCACGAGTACAAGATAATATTGCTTATGTTTTAAATCCATTATTAACAAATGATATATTAAGTGGAAATATTATAAAAAAAATAACATTTCAATCAAATATAGATACAAAAGTAAGTCATGGTTTAGATAGACCATATTTAGGTTATTTTATTTTAACCCAAAATAATTTTGGTCAATTAATATTATCAAATATAGATAATACAAATAAAAAACAATATATAATATTACAATCAAATTCTACAATGGAAGTAGATTTATACGTATTTTAAGGAAAAACAATGTCATTTACATATGAAATACCACCAGTAGGAACAATTGGACCAGATTATGCAGAAAAAGTTAATGAAGCTTTACAACAATTAAAAGATCATGAACATACAGGAATTAATGGTGATGCATCTAAAATTACTCAAGATAGCATTACTATAGATGGTGAGTTAGAATTAAATAATAATAGTTTAACTGAATCTAAATCTGTAGAATTTAACAATCAAACAGCTATAACAGAATCTAGTGCTATTTGGACTGATATAAATGGTGATTTGTGGTATAATAATGGTAATGGTGTTCCAGTTCAAATTACATTAAATAATAATTTAAATGTTCTTGTTGAAAATCCTAATTCATATGGTACTACTACATTTAATACAAATACAAGTATTTTATCTGGTGATACTTTCACTTATATTTTTGTTACATCTACACCAATTAATATTACATTACCAACAGCAGCAACAGCCGGGGAAGGTAGATATTTTTATATAAAAGATGTATTAGGTACTAGTTATGCTAATCCAATTGTTTTATTAACTAGTGGTATGGATGAAATATTTAATGATGATACAGCTATATTAAAATCTAATTATGGATGTTGGAAAGTTGTAAGTGATGGTATAGATAGGTGGAATGTTGATTTATCTTTTGGACTTATTGATAGTAATGTTTTACTTGGTAATAGTTCTGGATCAGCTAGTCAACCATTAAATATTACATTAGATACTACATTAGGATTCTCAGGAACCACTTTAAGAAGATCAGCTCTTACTGGAGATGTTACATCTAGTGCAGGATCTAATACATTAACAATAGCTAATGATGCTGTTACTACAGCTAAAATATTAAATGATGCAGTGACATATGCAAAAATACAAAATGTTACATCAGATCGTTTATTAGGTCGTGATACTTCTGGTTCTGGTGATGCAGAAGAGATATCATTAAATTCAACATTAGAGTTTACTGGAACTGGAGCTATTCAAAGAGCAGCATTAACTGGAGATGTTACATCTAATGCTGGATCTAATTCAACAACAATAGCTAACGATGCTGTTACTACAACTAAAATATTAAATGATAGTATTACTACAGCAAAAATATTAAATTCAAATGTCACTTTTGCAAAAATTCAAAATATTCCAACAGATAGTTTAATTGGTAGAGATGCTGTAAGTAGTGGTGTAGCTACAAGTATTACATTAGGAACTGGTATTGAATTTACAGGATCAAACTCTATTCAAAGATCTGCTTTAACTGGAGACGTTACAGCAAGTGCTGGTAGTAATACTACTACAATAGCAAATAATGCTGTTACTACAGCTAAAATATTAGATAATAACGTTACTTTAGCTAAATTTCAACAAATAGCAACAGATTCATTATTAGGAAGAGATAGTTCTGGAACAGGAAATATTGAAGTAATTTCATTAGATTCAACATTATCTTTATTTGGTGGTTCATTAGGTAGACAGGGAATTTCTGGAGATATTACAATTGGTGCAGGAAGCAATACTGCATCAATTGCACCTGGAGTAATAGTAAATGCAGATGTAAATGCAAGTGCAGCAATATCATATTCTAAATTAGCAAATGCATCAGGATATACAGTTTTAGGAAATGCAACAAGTTCTACAGCAGCAGTGGCTGAAATTGTAGTAGATCAAAAATCATTAACATTAGGAAGTAGTCAATTATCTGTAAATGTATTTAATTACATGAATCAAATAATGGAACATTATGCAAGAGCAGATTTTGTTACCGATGGTCCATTTAGATGGTTAGATTATAATTCAGGAAGTTATAATTATAATGGAAATGGTATTGCAGCATCAAATGTTTTAGGTTCTGTTATAATTAATTCAAACGGAGTTTCAGGATCTGGTGGTAGTTTAACAACAGCATCTACTGTAAGGTTACCATTTAATACAACTTTTGTTTGTAAATTTAGAACTTCAGCAAATACAACACAAGCTACACGAATGGGTTTCTTTGCAAATCCTGGCAGCACTTCAGCCACAGATATTGGAATGTATTTTCAAGTAACAACTAGTGGTACTACATGTTTATATCGTACTTATAATGGAAGTTCATTTACTGACAATATGATAGCACTAACTGCTGCTACATGGTATACTTGTATAATAACCACTGATTCAACAAATTCATCATCAACATGTTATATATATAATAATGATGGTACTTTACATGATACAGCAACAGCTACATCAGCATTTCCAACTCAATCAACAGAATTGTATTGTGGAGCATATGCTGTAGGATCAAATTCTGGAGCAATGGTAGAAATTGATTATATTAGCATAAATCTATAATTAAAAAGGAATATTATTATGGCATTAAGTTGGCAACAAATAGCATTTCCTTTTGGTCAGGGATTAGATACAAATATTCATCCAGCACAATTACCTCCTGGTACAATGACTGTATTGGAAAATTGTATTATAAAACAAGGTGGATCTATATCAAAAAGATTTGGATTTACTAATTTAAAAAATAGTATATTAGGTAATGTTGAATCAATAGATTCAGCAATAGCATCATCAATTTATAATGAAAAAGAATTATTATTATTTGATGTTAATAATTTATATGCTTATTCAGAATCACAAGAAAAATGGATAAATAGAGGTACTTGTACATCTGTAGATTCGGAGGTAATTCCTGTAATAAATAATTCATATCAACAATTAAATACATCAATTGCTAGTTATAACGGCATCTCAGTAATTTCTTGGGAGGATAGCCAATCCACAGGAATGATTAGATATTCCATAGTTGATGATGAATCTGGTACTGTATTAGTAAATAATAAATTAATAGGCACAGATAATTATAAACCACAATCTGTAGTATTTCAGCAATTATTAGTGATTGTAAGTACAACAGCAGCAGGAGTGATAATAGCATCAGTTGTGGGTGTGAATGGAAATAAAATAGATTATACATTAACATCTGATTTACAAACAGGATTTGCAAATAGGTTTAGTGTAAAAAGCTATCAAAATAATTTATTTTTATTATATAATAAATCTGATTTAACAACACATTGTAAAAAATATAATATATCATTTAATTTAGTTGATGATTTATTAGTTAAAAATTCAGATAGTGATAATGGATTATATTTAGATATAACAACTAGTTCATTTTTAGTGTTTTGCACAGTGGGGCAAGATTATTTTCTAAGAGTAAGTACATATACACGTAATTTTAATAATTATGGATTATATGATGGTTACATTGATAATATATATGGAGATGATGCAAATCTTACCGGCACAGAATTAGTTGATAATAGTGTATATTATGTATTATATGATTCTGGATCTAGTGGAGTGATGAAAGTAGAGATTAATTCTTTTAATCCTACATTTATAAAATCTAATTTAATAAACCAACCAAGATTATCAAGTGATGCATTTAGATATAATAATAGAATTTATTTTACATTAGAATTTGTTTTAGGAATTCAAAAAACAACATTTTTAATGAATGATTTAGGTGAAGTAGTTGCTAAAATTAATGTAAATACAAGTGGTGGATTTAGAAATAATAAAACAATATCACAAGTAGTTGTAAATAATGATGTATTTCTAATTGGTAGTAGTAGATTAAATCAAATTATATCTAATGATGGTGAAATATATGCAAATGCAGGTGCTTGTATATTAAAATTTGATTTTAATAGTCAGTATCAAACATCAATGTTAAATCAATCACTATATATCACTGGTGGATTGTTACAGCAATATGATGGTGTTAGTGTAGTTGAGCAAAATTTCAACGTATATCCATTTGTCACTGATTATAATGTTGTTGATGGATATATTCCAAATGGAATTTATAGATATCAAGTAACATATGAATGGACAGATAATAATGGTAATATTGTTAGATCTGCTCCATCCACTGGTGATGTTGTAACAATTGATAGACCAGGTGGATTTGGGGATGTTCAAGTACAAATAAGAAATTTAATTTTAACTAAAAAAAATGATGTAAGAATTGTAATATACAGGACACAAACATCTACAGCAAATGACCCATTATTATATAGAGTGACAGATGAGGTAGATCCATTAATTAATGATAAATATAATGCAAATGTAATATATACAGATTCTGCATTAGATAGTGATATAATTACAAATAATATTTTATATTGTACAGTGGATTCACAAGGTAGGTTAGTTGAATTAGAAAATGATCCTAGTCCTAATTGCACATTAATTACAACATATAAAAATAGATTATTTGTAGCAGGAACAGATAATCCAAATCAAATTTATTTTAGTAAAACTGTAGTTCCTGGAGAATCACCTAGTTTTAATGCTGGTAGTTTATATCTAGATGTAGATCCAATTGGTGGACCCATTACAGGAATTTATAATTTAGATGATAGTTTAATTATATTTAAAGAAAATAGAATTTTTTATATATCTGGTCAAGGTCCAACAAATACTGGTGCTCAAAATGATTTTCAAGATAGTAAACAAATAGCATCAGATGTGGGATTATTAAATTCAAATAGTGTGGTATTAGTTGCAAGTACTGGGTTATTCTTTCAATCAAATAAAGGAATTTTCTTATTAGATAGAGGATTAAATACAGTTCCAATAGGAGCACCAGTTAATTTATTTAACGATCAAACAATAATTTCAGCAGATCAAATACCTGGAACATATCAAATTAGATTTACTTGTAGTGATGGTGATTTAATTATGTATGATTATTTTTGGAAACAATGGTCAACATTTGATAATCATGATGGTATTGATGCTGGTGTTTATAATGGTAAGTATTACCATGTAACTAGTAATGGTATAGTACATTTAGAATCTGAAGATTATTTAGATAATAATAAAAAAATTGATATGGTTGTTAAAACTGGTTGGTTAAGTTTTAGTCAACTACAAGGATATCAACGAGTAAATTACTTTATGTTATTGGGTGATTGGAAAGGTCACCATACATTAACATTTAATTTATATTATGATGGTAGTCCAAGTTATTCTGATCAAATAATTGTAAATACACAAGATATTATTAATGAATCTACCTGGGGATCTGATAGCCAATGGGGTGATGGATATTGGGGTGGAGAATATAATACAGAACAGTGGAAAGTCTTTCCAATTAGTGGTCAAAGATGTCAAAGAATAATGATAGAAATAATTGAAAATGATTTAGATGTTAATGGATCAGCAGCAATAACAATGGTTGGCATTAATTTTAGAGTGGGTGCTAAGATTTCCACTCCTATTGCTGCTAATAAACAAGCATAAAAAAAAAGGAAAAATAATTTATGGCAGATTCAAATGGTGGAATATTAAAGAGTTTTTTGGGTGGTGCAGCCGGTAAACTTGGTGGTTTACTTGTAACAGCATTATCTGATAAAAAATCTAAGAAAAAACTAAAAAAAATAAAAGTAAAAGATAAAGAACTTTACGATTTAAAAGATTTTGATAAAGAATAAAAGGAATAAATATGGGAAGTAATATATATGATATGGCAGGAGCAGCTATTAATCGTAGAGATGCTCGTAATAAAGGAAAAGGTGCAATTTTAGCAAATATTCTTGGGCAAGTATTAGCCACAAAAATGGCAGATAATGACGAAAAACAAGCAGGAATAGCAGCTAATAAAACATCAACTGGTGAACCAGCAGATGTTTTTAATCGTAGATTTAGTAATATAGATAAATCAAGTGATTCAACTAGTGCTAGAGGAGCATCGGTAAGTCAACCAATGAAAACTGTTGATCCACAATCAGCAAGTGCAGCAGGATCTGTTTCAGATGCTGTAAATGTTAATCAAGCACAAGTAGAAGCAGCAAATGCTGCAGCTCAACCAGATTTACCACCAGATACAGTGGGAAATTTACCTGAAAATTATGCAGGAAGCTCTTTATCTGATAAAAGATCAAAAAAGAAATTAAAAAAAGTAAAAGGTAAAGACATTTACGATTTAAAAGAATTTGATGATTAATAAAGAAAAAATATGATAATTAAATATAATAAAGAAGAACATTTTAAATTAATTTGTAATTGGAAAAAAGAAAGAAATATTCCATATACAGAAAATGATTATATTTATTATAATAATGGTATAGTTTGTAATAATATATTTGCTATTTTTATATATTTAACAGATTCAAAAATAGCATATATAGATGATGCAATATCTGATCCAAATAGTACTAAATATGATAGGTATCATGCAGTAAGAGAATCAGATAATTATATAACACAATATTTAAAAGAATTAGGATATTTAGCAATAAAATCAACAACAAATAATAATGAAATGATAGATAAAGCAACATCAAATAATTGGAAAGTTGTTAATCAATCTAGTGTTTTAATTAAAAGGATAATTTAAAATGTCAGGTACTGTATCATATTTAGCAGGGGAAGAAGCAGCAGATAGTGTTGATCCTGCAAAAAGAGTAGAAGCTGTAAGCTTAGCTAATACACAAAATCAACAAAAACAAACAGATAAAGATTTACAAGGATTATCAAATCAAGCACAAGATATTTCTCAAAATGCTGCTGGAAGGGAAGCACCACAGCAACAAAATACTACTATTGGACCAATGTCCACTGGAACAGCATCCCAAGCTCAAGCAGCCCAAACTGGCTCATCACAAAATGTAAAAGTAAATCAAGGTACAGCAAGTTTAGCAAATTCTTCTACAGCTGAAAATACAAAAATTAGTCCTGTATCTATTGCTTCTGGTGAAAATATGAAATCAGCAAATGTTGGATCTATGAATACTGTAGATCCAAATGCTGCTAAAATGACTGCTGCTCAAGCAGGACCAGCAAAACAAGCAACAAATTCAAACATGCAATCTGCACAAATTGGATCAATGAATACAGTTGACCCTAATGCAGCAAAAGCAGATCAAGTATCATTATCACCAACACAAAATATGCAATCTGCACAAATTGGAAATGCATCTACGTCTAATGCAGCTCAAGCAAGTAATGCAAATATAAATCGTCAAGATGAACAATTTAGAGCACAGCAATCCAATTTGGCTAATAATTTAGAACAAGCTGCTGCTGGTAATGGACCATCATTAGTTTCTGGTCAATTAAATCAAGGATTGGCTGCATCTAATGCTGCAAGAATGGCTGCTGCCTCATCACAAAGAGGATACGGTAATACTGCATCTACAATGAGACAATTAGCCCAAGATCAGTCTGTACAACAATTTGCCACAGCACAAGCAGCTGGTCAAGCAAAATTACAAGAACAGCTTGCAGCCAGGGAACAATTAGGAAATGCATTAACATCAGCACGTGGACAAGATATTGGTGTAAATACCAGTCAAGGTCAATTATTATCTAATGAAAATTTACAAAATGCACAATTAAATCAACAAACAAGTTTAGCAAATCAAGATGCTGCTAATCAATTTAAATTAAGTCAAGCACAATTAGATCAACAAACAAATAAATCAAATCAAGATGCTCAAAATACAATGAATTTAGAGCAGGCTAAATTAACTCAACAAACTAATTTACAAAATGCACAATCTATTCAATCAGCTTTACAGGCAAATCAAAATGCATTAAATACAGGAAAAATAACTCAAGCACAATTTGATCAAGAAGCTGCAAAACTAAATCAAGCATTGGAAGCTCAAACATCACAATTTAATACACAACAGCAAAATACTGTAGATCTAGAAAATGCTAGAATGGCAATGGCTGCTGCACAACAAAATGCACAACAAGCACAACAAGCATTATTAGCAAATCAAGCTGCATTAAATAATGGTCAAATTACACAAGCACAATTTGAACAAGAAGCTGCACGTTTAAATCAACAGGTTCAAGCTGCAACATCACAATTTAATGCTGCACAAAAGAATACACAAGCACTAGAGCAAGCTCAATTAAGTCAACAAAATAATCAATTTAATGCAGGTCAAACACAACAAATAAGTTTGGCTAATGCTGGTGCACAAAATGCACAAACACAGCAAAATGTTGGTGTTGCAGCTGCTGCTGCCCAACAAGATGCAGATGCTGCAAATAGATTAGTAATGCAGCAGGCAGAGCTTGATCAAGCTACAGCATTAAGAAATGCTGAGTTAGATCAACAAATGTCACTTGCTAATATGGATGCAACAAATACAGGTACATTAAAACAAGCAGATTTAAATCAATTAACAGGTAGTCAAAATCAACAAGCTAGTTTAGCCCAAACTGGATTAAATGATGACTTACAGTCTGGAATGTTTGGTCAGTCGGCTAATTTGCAACAACAACAATTTGAAAATGCAAAAGCTACTGATGAACTAAATATGCAAAGTGTTTATGGAGCTGAACAATTAAGTACGTATTATGAAGATATTCGTCAAGCAGAAATGGCACAAAAACGTGCAGCTGCTGAAGATGCATCTGATCCATTAGGTTCAATTTTATCCGATAAACGTGCAAAAAAAGTTAAAAAACCATCATTATCAAAAGCAATGTCAAAAGATCCTAATAATGAAATAGAAGAATTTTTAGATTCAGCTAAAGGTTTTACATATAATTATAAGCCAGGATTCGGAGAAGATACTAAAAAGGAATATTTTTCTCCAATGGCACAAAATTTAGAAAAATCTAAGATCGGTAAATCTATTGTAGAAACTGATGAAAATAACATTAAGAGAGTTAACTATGGAAAAGCTCTTGGAAGTTTTGCAAGTTCTATGAGTTACTTAAATGATAGATTAGAAAACATAGAATCTAAATTAGCTTCATTAAAAGGAAAATAATTAAATGGCTGCCAATAAAAAGAAAAAAGAAGAGGAAGTAGTATTAGATATTGATGATATGCCATTAGAAAATGGATATGATCCTGATATTGATGGTCCAATGTCATCTCCTATACCTCCTCCTCCTTCACAAAATACAAATGTTTTACCACCTTCACTACCATCATCAACATCACCATCATTACTAGATAGTATTAAAGGTCTTTCAGATGGTTTAAATTCAAAGATGGCTGAAGTGGATCGTGCATTATTAGGACCAGAAATAAAAAATAATATTGATTCTGCTGTAAGAGCAGCAAACAATGTTGCACCTACATTTGGAATGAAAAATGCAGAAGAAGTAAAAGCTAATAATGAATTACAAATTGAGAAAAATAAATTAGCTAATGAAAGATTAGAATTAGATAAAGATTATAAAGATGGTGCATTTAGTGCTTATCCAGGTAAATATGAGGAATTATCAGCTGAATTGGATGCTAAATTATCTAAATTAACACAATCTCAATCACAAGTTAAAGATAAAGTTAATAAAAATTATTTAAATGAACGTGCTAAACGTTGGGGTCTTACTGGTAATGAAACTCCACCAGAAGGTGTTAAATTAGCTACTGTTGATGGTGGTGGTGAACCTCCAAAAGAAGAAAAAGGATCTAAAAAACCTACAAGATCTAGTGGTGGTGGTGGATCTGGTGGTGGTGGAAGTCCAGCATTTGGATCATTAGGTAATGTGGTTGGGGCACAACAACAATTACGTCAATACTTAATGGGTAGAACACAAACTGTTGAAACTCCATTTGAACAATGGTCACCAGAAGATCAACAAAAATTTAATAATAATAAAGCTTTATTAGATGCAGGTAAATTAACTCAACAAACATTTGATAGATTAAATCAACCAATAGCTAATAAATATAAAAGAAAAGAAACATCTGGTGGATATTTTGATGTAAATCAAAAATTATTATCAGATCAAATGAAATTATCTGAAGATGAATTAACAGCAATTGCACAACAAACTGGTGAAAATAACGAAAATATTAAAAATGCATATAATGCAATGTTACGAAATGCTCAAGTAAGATTTGATCAACAAAGAAAGAAATTAGATGAAATTGAAAAAATGTCAGTGGATCCTAATAGATTCTTTAAATCAAGACAAAATACAGGTCAGCAAGTATTATCTGTTGTAGCATCTATTATGGGTGCACAAAATGGTGATTATTCTGCTGGAATTAAATATTTAGAACGAGCAATTGGAAATGACATTCAAATGCAAAAAGATGATATTTCAAATAAATATTCTATTTATAATCATTTAAAAGATTTAGGATTACAAGAACAAGAAATGGATGATGTTGCAGCTGCATATACAATTGATATGGCAAAACGATATGTAGATCATATTGGATCGTTATATAATATTCCAAAAGCACAATTAGAATCTAAAAAAGCAATGTTAAATAATGGTTTAGATAAAGTGAATGCTGAATTAAAATTGTCTAAAGATGAGTATGGTTTGATGCATAGAGGATCTGGTAGTGGTGCTGCTAAAAATAAATTACAAGCAGATGTACAAAAATTGAATGGTAAATTGACAGGTGCAAAATATTTTGAAAAAAGGAATTTAGCTTTAGCATCAGAAAGAATGATTGGTTTAATGAAAAAAGCAGAAGCTGCAGGAATTGATTTACCTAGATATTTTAAAGATGGTGTTTTAAATAGACAATTAAACTCTCCAGCTGAACAAAAATTATTAACAGAAGCTAATTTATTATCTGAACAATTAACAACAGCAATTACTGGTGCAGCAGCAACAGAAGATCAACAAAAGTCATTTAAACAAGCTACAAGTACAATTCCGGGTTTAGAAGGATTAAGAAATTGGGGTCAATCTAATGCTATGAATATTAAACGTGGTGCAATAATTGGATTCGATCCTGAAACAATAGCAGCACATCAACAAAGTGAGAATGAGTATTTGCCTCCAAGTGAAGAAGAATCTTCCGGACCACAACCATCTAAACCTGCAGTAGGAAGATAAAAAAAATGAATAATTGGTTTATTGATCCTAATAAGAAATCATATGTAAATCTTGATTCTCCAGAAGAAGCTAGAAAACAGTTTCTTGATGGAAAATTAAGTGTTGATGCTGATAAAGAATATGAGTTGGTAGATGAAAATGGAAATTCTGCTGGTGCCTATAAAGGTAGTGATTTAGGTGCAGCTTTAAAATCTGGATTATACATTCCATCTGCTCAAAAAGAATCTGATATTAGATATCAGAGAGAAAATGAAGGAGCATTAGGTAATGTTAAAACTTTTGCTGGATCAGCATTAGATACGGCAACATTTGGTTTACCTAGTTTAGTATCAGATGAGTTTGATAAAAAACAACAATTATTGTCAGAAGTAAATCCCATATCTTCAGGATTAGGAACTGCTGCTGGTATTGCTGGTAACGTTGCTTTAACTCAAGGAATTGGATTAGGTGGTTTAGGAGCAAGAGCAGGATTAGCTGCTGAAAGAGCTATAGCTGGTTCAGGTACTGTTTCTAAAATACTTGGTGGTGCAGCTAAATTAGGAACTCAAGGATTAGTAGAAAGTGCTCCTTGGACTGTTACAGATGCATTAAAAACATTAGATTCAGATAACCCCGAATTAACTGGGGAAACTGTTTTAACTTCATTATTATTAAATGGTGGAATTGGTGCTGTATTAGGTGCTAGTGGTAGAGCTTTAGATGCTGGAGCTGATAGTTCTTTAAAAGCTTATAATAGATTTATTTATGGAAAAGAAGCAACTGATACTGCTACATTTAAATCACTTTTAACATCATCAAATAAAAAAGCTACTAAAACTTGGGATGAATATAATAAAGGTGAAGGTGCTATTGGTGATATGCTTCAAAAGAAAGGATTACGATTTAGAGATTTAAAAGATGGTAATCCTAATTTTGGAAAAGAAGATTGGTTTGATGTTATTAACCAGGAACAGAAAAAAGTTGGAAATCAATTAAGTGCAGAAGTTGAAAGATTAAGAAAAGTTGATTCTGATGATATGTTTAAATTATATAAAGAATTTGGAGATGATGTTTTTAAAAATAAAGGAAAAATTGATGATGAATTAGTTGTTAATTTTCTAAATAAAACAGCTCCTAATGATGTTGGTGGTGTGGGATATCAAGATTTTTTTAATAAATTTGAAACAGATGTTTTATTGCCACTAGAAGATACAATGATTGGTGTAGGTAAATCTGCTAAATTACGTAGAGTAATGGATAATGCTAAAGAATCAATTGATAATGATATTTATAAACGATTTAAAGAAGTATTTGATCAATCAGGAATAGATAAAGATAAAGCAGTTCAATTAATTAGACAATCTAATGCTAAAATAAGTTTAGGAAATATGATTGATCAAGAACGTGCTGTTAATAAAGCATTTAAAAACATTCATAATACTGATTTATCTGATTCGGCAGAACAATTAAGTACAATGAAAGATATTTTTAAAAACTTTAAAGAAAATATAATTGAATCTAGTGGTGAATCTGCTTCAGAGTTAAAAAGATTAAATAAAGAATATAGAAATTTAGACTTTTTATCTGATTTGGGTGTTGAAGAAATGGGTAAAATGAAATCTAATGATGGATTAGGTTTAATTAACTCAATTGTTGGTGGTGGAGCTGTTGCTGGTACAATTTTAAGTGGAAACCCAGCAGGGTTATTAGGTTTGGCAGCACCACATGCTATAAAAGCAATCAGAAATAATTACTCTGGATTAGTTTCTAAATATGGAAATGATGCATCTGCAATGGCAGCAGAAATATCAAGAGATGTATTTGGTAAAAAAGTAGTTGAAACAATTTCAAAATTATCAAACAAAATTAGTCAAGCAAGAACTCCAATTATTAATTCATTTTATCAATTATTAAAAGATAAAAATGTAGATATTGGTGTTCAAGATGGTGAAAATAAAGATAGTGCTTCTTATAGAGAAATATTATCTTCTTTGCAATCAAATAGAGATGGTGGTTCTGTAATTTCAAAACAATTATCTCA